TTGAATGCCTGTATCCAATGCATCAATTTCAGCATTTAATTTTGATAGTCGTAATGTTTTGTTAAAATCTTCAAGGTTTGTATCAGAATGTGTTTGAATTGCGCCACGAATAAGTGCTTCAAGTTCCGGAACTGACCTTGATGTATTCTTTGTAGTATATGTCGCATCAACTGTAATATCCGCATACAAGAACTTTGTTTGCACGAAAATAGGTTCAATCCCTAGAGGTGATTTTGTCGACAGGTATTCAATATAAGCGTTTGCAAGCGTAGAAGAAAGTAATTGTGTATCGTCATTCAAAAAGATACTAATCGCAACTTTACCGAATTGAGGTGGATCTAATTCTTCGCCACCATAGGCTGATACCGCAGTAATTTCTGGGTATTTTTGTTTTAATAATACTTCATAATCTTTTGTGGTTACTGCTCTTTCTTGTATTTGTAATGCTTTAGGAGCAAAATATCTAATACTTTCTAATGATTCGCGTTCAGCACCACCAGAGGCAGCGGATACAGTAGTAACACTAATTGTTGCTCCATCTATAAAGGATGCTGTAAAACTTGCTGCTCCATTTGGTTCTTCACCGGAACAAACACGATATCTTACACGAACATCTTCGAACTCTTCTGGTTGTAATCCAAATTTATTACCACCAAAATAAATTGCATACCTATCATCAAGATACGGTTCAAGATAAAAGACTTTATCTAAAGGTTCAACACCAAAAATTGTTGTTGCTCTTGTGAATATATTTTGATCCTCTGTGGCTTCTGCGTCAACAAATACAACAATACTGTCAGTATCAACTTCATTATTTGTTAATTGAACACGAAGTACACCGTCAGCATCTACAATGAAACCTTCTCTTTGGAAACTTGCAAGAACTTGCCCTTCAAAAATTTCAACATTTTCTGCAACGAATGTGCCAGGCTCTACTCTTCGAGCAATATAAACCTGATTTGTTATAAAGTTATATGTTTCACCTTGATATGTTGCTGAAAAATTAGTATATTGAGGAATTGTAACAGTGGAATCTGTAAGTGTACTATCAACAATAGTTACATTGACAACAGCTTTAGCAGATTTTCTTGAGCGAGGAATGTAATTTAATTCTTTGGCATGAGAAACAATACTGTTCTTGAGGACGGCCGAGTCAAGAAACATTTCGTTAAGTGCCATATTTGTATAAAAGTTATTTTGGAAACTGTTAAATGCAAGAACATCTAAAAGTACTGACATATTACTTCCTTCGAAGTTATAGTCTTTAAATTGTGTTTGCGTTTGCAAATATGTTTTAAGCTGGTTTTTGATCGAATCAAAATCCAGTTCGGTTATTGGAGTCTTTGGATTGGCCATCTCTATCTATTCCTTTCTAAAATAACATCTAGCTGAATTGGTTGCTCTTCGTTTGTTACATAAAATAATACAGTAACTTGTACTGATTGTTCGTCTATTGATTCTACGGCTACGTCAATAAGTTCGGCTCTTGGTTCATAAGTGTCGATTGTATCTCTTACACGTTCTTCTATAATTTTTAAAGTACCCGGCGTAAGATTTTCAAATAACATTTCGCGAATACCAGCACCAATATAAGGTTGCATAAGTCGCTCACCTGGATCGGTGAGTATTAAATTTGATATTGCTCTTTTAACAGCATCTTCGTCTTTTAATAAAGCAACATCTTTTGAAATAGGACTAATGCGCAAATCCTTATGAAAATCTGTATAAAGATTTATCTTTTTAGTTCTGGGTGTAAAAACATCTATTGTCATTGCCCTGGAGTCTCTCTTATATCTAGGTGGATAAAGTCGTCATATTCTCTTGCAAATTTAAAGCCATTTTTCAATGCTGTTTCCATAAACAAAGCCGGGTCTGCCATATCTTTCTTAACATCAATAACTAAACCACTCAGGTGAGAATTTTGTTCATCACCTTCTTGCTTTTCATTATATGCCTTACTTATCCAACCTTCCGTAATTGTAAAAGTACCACCTATTTCTTTTTGTACTCTATGTAGGTAAACCTTTACATCTAAATCTATTCTTGTGTACCCATAGATACCAACACCTTCTTTTTCATCTGTCCAATCGCCCTCAACGGCAAATGTTGGGTCAGATCCTTTCCATACAGCTCCACATTTTGGAAGATTCTTGTATTCAGATGCTGTTGGTTCTGGTACTTCTTCTGGCTCTTCTCCAGTAGGTGTGAAATCTTTACCATCTGGGTCAGTAGCCCTTGCCTCTAATCTATTTATTGTGTCTTTGCGAACCTCAGGAGAATATCTAATAGCTCCTGCACGAATTGCTGTGGAAGTGTTAATATTTGATATTGTTGATAGTCGATTTGCTATTGTTTGAAATCTTAATGAATAATCATCTAAAGGTTTCTTAATGTCTCTTATCAAACCTTCAATATTTGTAACCAACGCACAGAATCGAGCAATAAAGAATTGTATTGCCTCTAAATTAGGACTTTCAAATAAGCTTACAGCATAATCAATGAGACCTTTCATTTTTTCTTTAAAAGTCTTTTTATTTTCCGGAGTAAAGAATGCACACATTTCCTCTCTGGCTGTCATAATAGGTTTCGCAACACCTTTTCTCATAAATGTTTTGACATCACCAATAATACCTTCAATATCAAAGTTTCCAATTGCTTCTTCAACCTCTATAAAGATTTTATCAATAATGTCGCCAATTTTTTTCTTTAATTCTTTAATTAGCTCTTTTACAATTTGCTTTTCTGCTTCTTTTTGAAGATCTTTATAACTTCTAATTTTTGAGAAAAATGATATTGCGTCTTTTATAAGAGCATTAACTTCCCCAATTAACTCAAAAAACTGGTCAATCTTTTGGAAAATTTCTGGGAATTGTTTACAGAACCCACCCAAAATACTTTCACTAAAAGTATCTTTATAATATGAATCTAAATTACGCAGAAGTTTATCTGTGCTTGTATTTGGAACATTTGAAGGTGTGTAATTATAAGCTTGAATAAAATCTGCAAATTCTATATCAGTTATATCTCCTTTTGACCATCTTCTATCTAAGTCAGGATAATCTGTTAAAGGTAAATTTTTAAGTGTGTTAATAAAATCCGTTCCTTCATATAAAGCATCGCCATATTGAGAATACATTATTGCAAGTGGATTATTTTGAGAATCAGTTTCAATATTGTTTAATAAATCTTGTGTAAAAACATCAACTTGAGCTAAAGTATATTGACCATCAACATTGGTATATGGTCCAGCAGATAAACTGAGTTTATTAATTGTAGTTAAATCTGATCTATCGACGCACTTACTTTCCATTATATAATACCTTTCTTAAATTTTGATGCAATTGATTTTGCACCATCATCAATATTAGAAATATAACCAGAAGTATATCCTTGAGCAAAATATCCTCTTGGGAAGATAGAAGTAGACTTTGAAGGTGGTTCGGGCATTTCAGCTTGTGAACCAGCAAATAAAGCAGGTAATGCAAAGTTTAATTCTGGTAAAGTAAATAATAAGTTTGTTGGAACATTTGTTGGCACTGTATATAACCCATTATATGATACAGCACCTGATGGTAATGGAGCTCCTAATGTTGTAAAGTCTCCTCTAATGCCTGCAACTGCGGTTGCCTGAAGTGTACCAATTGTCTTAACTATAGGTGAATCAATAGTTGTAGGACCAATACCCCAAATGTTAAAGCCACCTGTTCCTGTATTAAAGTTCACATCATTACTAGAAACTGTAAAATCAAGTAATGATGTCACTTTCATAGCAAGTGTTGAATATAATTCCATATCAAGTATTGAGGTTAAATTCATAGCATTTGCTTTTGCAATAAACTGGTCGCCACCTTCAATCACAAGACTTTCTTTTGCAAAGAGATTCATAATACCTACATTGGCATCAACCTTAACATCTCCAGCTCTCATTTGCAATTGTTCACCGCCGTTAATATTCATTTGGCCACCAGTACCAAAATGAGAATTACCGTGAACTAGAAGATTATAGTCACCTTCAATCTCTTCAGTTTTATTACCTTTTACATATACATGAGCATTACCATTAATTGTTACGACACTATGTCCAGATGATTCATGTTTTGTGCCAATATTAATTTCATATCTATCTGCTTCTGCTCTTTCTGTAACTGTTCCTTTAGCATCTATTTGAATATATGCGCCAGAATTGTGATGAATCATAATTCTTTCACCACCAGGCGTATCATCAATTTCAATACTATGTCTTCCTGTTTCTATAACTTTATTATATGGATATTTTGCCGCATATGCAGATGGTGGT